TCGGCACTGGTGATTCTCGGTGGTGTCGTCCTTGGCATCATGAAAGCAAAGTAATCGATGAGAAGTTGCTCGATTGCTTGCTTTTTTACAAATTCAATTTTAAAGTTAACTTGTTAGAGTGTGAATTTGAACAAAGCATGGGTAACTGAATTTAAAAGTTTACTTGATGAGTTATTTCGAATTAATAATTGAATTGACGTTTTTTATGAAACCACTCTCATATCGACTTTTGACAGTTACTTATGTATTTAGAGGAGGAAGCACACGATGTCGTACATCAAATTTGATTCATCTAAGCTGGACAAGTTCGTTCATGCCAATGAACTTGAACAGATGCAGCCGTTAGTGACTGCAGCTGACAAGGAATTGCGTGAAGGAACAGGTGCTGGTAAGGATTTCCGCGGCTTTATCGATTTGCCAGTCAACTATGACAAGGACGAATTTGCCCGGATCAAGGCAGCAGCCAAGAAAGTTCAAGGCAATTCTCAAGTCTTTGTTGCGATTGGGATTGGCGGTTCTTATTTAGGCGCACGGATGGCGGTTGATTTTCTTTCCCAGACTTTCCGTAACCTTGACCCTGATCTGAAGTTCCCAGAAGTTTATTTTGCTGGTAACTCAATCTCTGGTACTTATCTGGCGGACTTGCTTGACATTATTGGCGACCGTGACTTCTCGATCAACGTGATCAGTAAGTCTGGTACCACGACTGAACCTTCAATTGCATTCCGTGTTCTGAAGGCAAAGTTGATCGAAAAGTATGGCAAAGATGGCGCAAAGGAACGGATTTATGCGACAACTGATCGTGCCAAGGGTGCCTTGAAACAAGAAGCAGACGCAGAAGGCTATGAAGAATTCGTTGTTCCTGATGATGTCGGCGGTCGGTTCTCTGTGATGTCCGCTGTTGGTCTGTTGCCAATCGCTGTTGCAGGCGGTGACATTGACGAAATGATGCGTGGTCTCGGTGATGGTCGTAAGGCATACGCTTCAGCTGATTTGAAGGAAAACGAAGCTTATCAGTACGCCGCATTGCGGAACATTTTGTATCGCAAGGGCTATACCACTGAATTGTTGGAAAACTACGAACCAACGTTGCAATACCTTGGCGAATGGTGGAAGCAATTGATGGGTGAATCTGAAGGTAAGGACCAGAAGGGGATCTATCCTTCAAGTGCCAACTTCAGTACTGACCTGCACAGTCTTGGCCAATACATTCAGGAAGGTCTGCGCAACCTGATGGAAACCGTTGTCTGGGTTGAAGAACCAAACCGCGACCTAACCATTCCTGAAGATGCTAACAACCTTGACGGCCTTGGCTACTTGGCTGGCAAGAAGATGTCCTTCGTTAACCGCAAGGCCTATGAAGGGGTTGTTCTCGCCCACACCGATGGCGGCGTGCCAGTTATGACCGTCTCCATTCCAAAGCAGGATGCCTACACCTTAGGCTATCTGATCTATTTCTTCGAAGCTGCCGTTTCAATCTCCGGCTACCTGAACGGGATCAACCCATTCAACCAGCCAGGTGTTGAAGCCTACAAGAAGAACATGTTCGCATTGCTCGGCCGTCCGGGTTATGAGGATATGACCAAGGAATTGAACGCGCGCCTTTAATGGCAAGGGCTTGCGCGATTTGAAATGTGGCAAATAAAGAGCTCCAGAATCATGTTGTAAAAGTCCGTGGTGAAGTTTTGGTGAAGACTTCGGACTTATACACAAATTCTGGAGCTCTTTTTGTGTTCACTGATTTAGGTATTTTTCGAATTGTTGATGGTTTTCTTTCTTTTTTTGCCGGAGAGATTTCAGCATAAATTTGAGTGGTTGAAATGTCTTTATGCCCAAGATCATCTTTGATGTCATCAAGGCTTAATCCTGCCTCACGCATTAAAACGGCATGCGTGTGTCTTAAATCATGGATACGGATGTGAGGGAGCCCAGCCCGATTGGTGATGCGATTAAAAGCACCGGTAGTTGCTCGAGATCGGAGCGGTTGTCCAAACTTTGCATCAGACGAATAGGTGAAGACAAAATCGTTATTGTGGCTAGTAGAAAACCGAAAGCCTTGTACATTGCCGTGACTGAAATGGCGCTCATATTGTTGTTGAAGAAGATCATTTACTCGAGCGGTCATGTATTCGGTTCTCTTAGAGCTTAATGTTTTGGGACGATCAAGCGCTATTTTGCCAGCGTTTGATCCAGTTTCAGCACGATAGATTCGTGTTGCATTGACTGATAAGGTATTTTTACTGAAGTCAATGTCTGACCAGCGGAGAGCCATGGCTTCACCCACACGAAGCCCGCAGTCAATCAGCGTCACAAAGAATGATAGCCACATGGGCTCTTTATCTTCTTCAGCTGCTTCTATAAAAGATCCAACTTGATCTTTTGTCCAAAAGTGAAGTTTTTTGGAATTGTCTTTAGCATACGCACTGAACTCGACACCAACGGTAGGGTTTTTGGTAATGTAACCAATTGCAACGGCTTTTTTTAATGCATTGTGCAACGTTCCATTGATGAGCTTTACTGTGTTAAGAGACAAGCCATCATTGAATAGACTGCTGATGAACTCCTGATGTTCCTTAAGCGTGTATTTGGCTAGTCGAATATCGCCAATTTTTGGGATGATGTATTTCTTAAGATTATATCGATAGATAATCATGGATCCCTCTTTGACATTAACCTTAAGCTTAGTGATCCACTGATTAAGATAATCAGCCATTAAAATTCTTTCAGTTTGGTAGTGAGAGTGGCCTTTGATTATTTCGGCCTCGGCCAAAGTGGCTTCTTGCTGGGCTATTTTTTCGGTTGGAAAACCGCGCCGATGGATCTTTATTTCTTTTCCTGTCTGCGGATCAACACCAGCGAATATATAGAATTCCCAGGCCTTTTTGCCATCTTTTAGTTTATATGAGCTAATTGATGCCATGATATCGCACTCCTTTTGAACTCTTAGAGTTTGTAATTCAAACGTATGTTCGTTTTTTTCGTTAAAATAAAAGCCCCAAGGAGGGCTCTTATTTTGGATTTTTAATTGTTAGAAGAGATTTGCGTTCTGTTACTTAATGCTATTCATTATGAGGCTGAAGATCCAGCCAACAGCAGCAACTCCAGCAATTGTGGTACCAATAAGCCAAATAACCGCTTGCAACTTTGCCTTAGTGATCTTTGAATCAATGCTTTTGTCAAGTTCATCAAAACGTGAATCGATACGTTTTACTTTTCGCTTAAGCTGTTTTTTAGTCGCGTATTTTTTTGCTCCATCCATTGGTGGCTCACCTCCGCCAGTTGTATTTGGCTTAAGTGTATCATGTTTTTGCATTGAATACGGATCAGCAGGATTTTCAATTGGAGTTCCATTGATTGGTATAACATTTTGCTTAACCATTGCTGTCAATCACCTCAGTTCTAGTTCGGAACAGAACACCATTCTTTAGTGAGTCATAAATACGCGGATCTTCAGGCGTATAAATTGACCAAGCTAATTCAATCCCAACAAATTGATTAGTAGGGTCGCCGTTTCTTAGATGGTTTAGTGGAATATTGAAATGAAAGTTTGCCTGAAGTGGTTCAAAAGTGTGCCCATCAGTAACTTCAATCATAGACTGAGCGGTAGCCATAGGTGATATAGGATAATCTAATCTAATATTGTAAATCGTAGCGAAAATGTTAAAGGTAGGGATAACTCCATCAATGATGAAATTACACGCGAGTTCAAAATTAACAAAATTTTCAAAGGGCTCAAGTTGATAAACAGTCTCATTTGGATTGCGTCTAGGTTGCGAAATTTTAAATCCTACTAAATTGCACGGATTTAAATTAAAACGATCTTTTATCAATAGAATTCACCTCCAGACCTTCTGCGGAAGGCTATTTCTTTGTCTGAAAACTAGCCCCCTTTATGGTGCCGAATTATTGCATCTTTCTAACCATCATCATGAGCGCGCCGATAATGATAAAAACGGCTGCCCACCAGAGGTTGCTGCCGGGCTTATCAGGGTCAATGAGCCAACGAATCCAATGCTGCCTGTGGCCAAACAGGGCGAAGTAGACGCCTATAAGAACAATGATGAGGCCAATGAAGTGTGCCTCGCTTAATGTATCTGGACCATTCATAAGTGCATCTCCAAGAACTGAGCTTAGATTTCGTTTAGCTTGCTGAACTCGATGTCATTGTTGTATCTAATCTTGACGGTTAGTGGGTTGCAACGGATGATGACGGGTCGATCATACTGTAACGATTTTTGAAAAGAATTGAGGCTTTCCGTAAAGCTTGGTAAGGCCTCCTCAGCGGTCAATACAACGGCCTTTGCACGCAATAGCAACGATGAGTGGTGTAGCTCATTGAAACAGTAAACAGCCACCACAGGCTTCTCTAGGACGTTGTGAATGGTAGTAGTGTCGCGATCAGTGTAAAAAAGAATCTCTTTAAGCGATCGGTGTGATTTAAGTGGTGTCAGCGAAACTATATTAGGAAAACCGGTATCGATATCAAGCGTAGCTACCTGCATAACGGTACACTCTCGTAACAGTATATCGGCCTGCCTGATCGTTGAATTTGCCATAAGTAAGACTCCTGTCTTAACTATTAATTTGATACGAGTAGCTATGTTTTTAACCGTTGATGGTGAATACAATTCATCTTTGCTATAATTAAGTGAAACTATCTCATGAATTCATTGTAGTGCTCTCCAATGTACTTAATAATTCCGGTAAACACTTGGTTAATGTATGCGGGATCAACGCCAAAGTAGCTCAAATATTGTAAAATTCCAGGTATAAAAGTTAAAAATAAAAAGGAAGGCGTTATGTTGTGCATATTATAAAGTTCATCTATGCTTCCAACTGCTTGATTGGCATTACTACGGGCTGGTTGTTGGGCCTGGCCTGGCTTCTCGGCAAACTCGGTATTTACAACGGTGTGTTCTCGATGCGTGAATGGCTTGTTATTGTGATGACGATTGATATTGCCATTCTCATTATCCCTCTCACTCGCCGTTACACGTACAGATTTATTGGGAGTATGGGACGGGTTTTCGAGTGAAGCCTTTTTCAAGTATGCTTCTTCTGAGGATCTTGTGAGGGGAGGCTCAATTCCCATATTACTATTGAGCGTCTCTGAAAAACTTTGTACTAATGCTGACGTTCGGAAATCAATTTTTCCGACAGCCATGCTTATTCGTATCCAATCAAGGCTTTTTGTAGCTTTTAGCTGAAGCCTAGAAGCAACATCAGCGTTTTCTCCTAATGTTTTTAAGAGATTAGCAAAGGACCGCGATACTATTGCTGATGTCGGCATAATATCAGCGGTTCTCTTCATCAGATCAATGTTAGGGTATAGATGCGTAATTCCTTCAATTGTGGGTGTAAGAGACTCAGACATAGACTTCAGTATTGTGTATCCGCTCAAAGCAGCTTGATCCATATCAAGTGCGCCTTTAATGCTTGAGCTAATCCCTTCAGCCATATTCTCTATACCTTTCTGATATAACGACGCAGGGAGCATTAGACTACTTGCATCATTTGTATAGCTCTCACGTTGACTATCAGCTTTCATGGTTCACCTCCTTCAGCCCCCACCACCGGGGCTATTTTTGTGCCCAAATTTTATGATTCGGAATTGACAAAATTCTTTGAATTAATTGCTAAAGATTGACGATATTCAGGTGCATCAGGGCTTTCAGTAAAGTCCACGGTTAGGTCTTTATATTCTTCTAGAGCGCTTTCGATCTGCTTAATAGGAACACGGAAATATTCCTTGCGATTATTGACTTTATTGACTCTTTGATTAGCAAATCGCTGATGAAGTTCAGCTTCGAGAGCATAAGCATCATATGAGAAGATCAAAGCATGAACGTCAAACTTGAATGGTACAGATGCGGATCCTAACTCTGCAACCCGCTCCAGAGGGTCGAGGCGGCGTGTAACTCCAATTTTAACAACATCTTTACCAAATGACCCGATATTGGAGATTATATATACGTAACCTGCAGTTGCATTTTCTTGCCTGTAGTCCAAATCTTTTTTCTCAGATTCAGCCTTATCTATATTTTTTTGCAGTTCTTCAAGGCTAGATTGAATTTCTTTCTGATCTTCACCCTGAAGGTTTTCTAGCCTAGTTTGTAATTCTTGATAGGCTTTTTTGTAATGATCCAATTCTTTATCGAGCTTTTTTTGAGCATCGTGCATTTGCTTTTGAGCCTGCTTTTCCTCGCGTTCCCGTTCTCTTTGCTCTCGTAGCTCTTCTCGTTCCTCTTGTTTCTTTTGTTCATACTCATAGGCTAAATGTAATTCATCGACCTTACTGTCTGAGTAAGCGGGGGAAAGGCGAATCCCATTGTCCTCATTAAGCTTGTTTAACTGTTGAAATGATTTTTCGAGTCGATTGTTTATACGATCGAAGTTGCTATAAGTAATCTTGTTAATAGCTGCTTCGGTTTCACCGTTAAAGGAACGTAAAAGTTGCTTACCGTTTTTCTTTTGTATGGAACGCCCCTTAGAAGCAGAACCGTTAAAAGATATTGGCATGAATATTTCAAAAGCAGTTTGCCCTTTTATCATGTTTTTTTGATTTTGCCTGACTTCGTCTAATCTAGCCTTATATCCAAGTGAATTAGCAAAAGTGTAGCGAGGCTTGTATAACCCAAATGATTCTATTTCTAACTCGCCCTTTGTGCTTACCAACTGACCCTCTAAAATTTTTTTAGTTTCATTTAGGTTAGCTATTTTGTCAGTTAAAGTGGAGAGGGTAGACTGATTCTTACTAATCATTTGATCAAGTTCAGAATTAGTTTCCGTTTTTAGATCAATTTCTTTTTTTAGTTCTATAGGCGTCATTTGTTGCAACGTTAATTTGACAGTTGATTCTTGTTTTAGTTTTGTGTTTTCTAATTCTAACGATTCGATTCTTTGCTTGAATTCATTGGACTTGAATATATCCAGTATTCCCATTTTTTCCTCCAAAATAGTTACCGCTTGTAATTGCTAACATTGGGCCTGACTCATCCATTACTTACAATCAAACTAGAGGTTTTCAAAAGTCATTTTTTTGTCAGGCCTGAATACGTGATAAGCCAAGAGCCTAACGCACTTTTAGCCTTTTTAACTTTAGCAATTAAGACTTCACCCTTCTCAACGGAAATTTTGGGGTTCTCACTACTGATAAAGTTAAGATGTTTCCCAGCCCAAATCGTATGGCCGAGTTCTCCATTTGGAATAACCTTTCCCGCCTTGAATTCAATCGTCTTGCCATCGATATTCTTTCCCGAGTTAAGAGCTGCTTCGGCTGTGTTTGCAGTGTAGTCAGCTTTTTTGGCTGCATTACTTCCACAGGCAATCAATAAAATTGCCATCAACATAGTCATTATAAAAGCTATCGATTTCTTCCCCATAAACGTAACCCTCCCAAAATATTCCGCTTTTATAGTCTTCAGTATTTGGGCTGATCTTATTTAACAGTTGGCAAATCGTTTCGCTGCCAATATTTCGTGGCAAAGGCGGAAACATTTCCATCTGAGAAGCCTTTCAAATTCAATTCGTTTAGTTTTGATCCTTCTAGGTCGGCTGTCATCGCTTTTAGCTGGCGTGTGTTACCTCCGGTGTTTTCGTATGGATAAGTAACCATGACAGCTATATTTGCAAAGCTGTTGCCCTTGGATTTTTTGAACGCCTTCCAAACTGACGCAATATCCTCATGCATTAATTTAACCGCTGATTTGTCGTCCCAACCGCTGTCCTCTTTAACCGTTACGAGAACGGTTTTTGATTTGGGGTCATCATAGACGCCTCCGACGTTGGTAACCTTTAGATCCGGTTCATAATGTTTCAGCATCGCCTTTACCGATTTGTCACTGTTCAATTTATATATTTTTGTAGACGGAGCAGGGGGCTCAGAGAATAAATAACTAGTACAGCTAATCGCACCCTTAGCTAGAATTACGATTGCTACTATAAGAAGCCAAAACTTCCAGTTTTTCCAAAAAGGCTTTTTAATCTCTCGATGAGATTTCCTAGTTTCGTGTTCCATTTTTAATCCTCCAAAAAGTCTAGCCCGTACCGTCTTTCGTGTCTTAGCAAGTAATTAATTACATGTAAAATTCCTTTATTGCTTCTAAAGCAGTGTCTTCCATTGGTGTGGGAATGTCAAAAGCTTGCATAAATTGGTTCAAATTAGCATCTTCTTGATCAACATCTGCAAAATACAAAGGGACAAGTATATGGATTCCTCCTATGTTAGCTTCACCCTCAATGCTGTTCTTTGAAGCCGAATAAAAGTATAAGCAAGCTGGGTCTTGATGCAGAACGTGCATTATTTCGTGCGCAGCCTGATAAGGCAATTGTTTCGGCTTATGCCAGTTCATGTTAACCGCAATCCAGCGTGTTTCAGGATTAGAAACTGACGGAGTGTATGGCTTCAGTTTGTATGTCAGCTCAGCTCCGACTCCACGGTCAAAGCCATAGTTTAAAACCTCTCTCAGCATGTCGCTGGTAAATTCAGTCATCATGTTTGCCACCTCGAAGAAGTCTCTTGATTATCTCAAGATCTTCAGGCGGAATGGGACGTCCTTCAAAGGTCATGATGGTATCATTTTTGGGGTCGGCAATGTCAACCTCTGAAGGGGTTTTATCGGTTGTCGAGTCATTACCAAGTAAATAGTCTATCGACACATCGTAGAGCACGGACAGTTTTTTAAGCATTTTAGATGAAGGCTTTCTCTTGTTCGTTTCCCACATGCCAACTGTACTAGCGGCAATGCCGAGAGTTTTGGCTAACTCCGCTTGGCTCTGGTGCTTTTTTTCTCGAAGTAAAGATATTCGTTGGCCCGTATTCATTAGTTCTCACCACCTGTGTATATTGATTTTACCATCACTATTAGTGATACAAATTAAGTTTCAAAAAAACTCACATTAAGTGTTGACACTCACATTTAGTGACTGTATTATATTCACATATAGTGAAGGAGGCGATCAAATGAATCCCATCAGAAAAGCTCGAATGAAGAAAAAAATGACTCAAGAGGAGGCCGCCAAATCCATTGGCATTAGTTACTCTATGTACGCGAAGATCGAAAACGGCAATCGTGGAGCGTCTCAGAAGACAATGAAACGCATGGCTGATTTCTTTGGAGAAAGCGTTGATGCTCTTTTTTTTGAGGATTTTGTTCACATTTAGTGAACAAAATCCCGCCCAGCGATAGGAGGCAGTCAAATGAACGAAGAACTCAAACAGCACGCATTGCGCATTGCAGAAATATTACAAGAACAAGGAAATCCATACCAGCGAATTGAAATTGACGCTGATGGGATTAAAAAGATCTCTACTGATTGGTCGGAACCAGCAGAGACCTCCAAAAACCCGTCAAAGCTGATCATTAAAGGACATCCATACGCAATGATCAATGTGACCAGAAATAACGAGTTAATTGCTTCGATAAGCGCATCAGATTGCATTACCGCCAAAGGATTCTTCGTACACTTTGTTGATAACGAGAAAGATGCACGTTTTACAAGCGATGATTAATCAAGGTTGTTGTTAGTGGTGCTGTCTGGCTTAGATGCTGGAGTTTTTAAGCCATGCAGGTTTCTAACGGTGTAGTTTTTATACTCGCCATTCTGTATGGCCTGTACAAACTGAGAACGATTCATGTTCTTTCCGGTGAAGTTGTCATGAAACTTCTCATTACGCCCTGACTTGTTTTCGCTTGTAACGCTGACTCGTTTTGGTATTTTAATCACCTCCCTTCGATGCAATTATCGTACTCGGCGGGAGGCAATCACACATTATTCAGTTTTCAAGTTAAGGAGGTGAGTCAAATGGAACGCGAAGCAATGATTGATTTTTTGACCCGCATCTACCCAGAGGTTCCGGCCTTTGCATTCGAACAAATGCCTGACGAGCAGTTGAAGGGCCACGTTGACGAATGGCTAGCTGAAGACGCTGATCAACTTGCTATGGGTTAATCATAGCCTTCTCTAGCATGAATCAATATCCACCAATATTTCATCTTTTAAAGGAAGTGGAACGTATGAAAGCAACAATTAGTAGCCCTTTGAATAGGTTCGCTACTAGAACCAACACGCCACAGAAGGTGATCGCTTATGCAGCAAAATTAGGGCGCTCAACGATCAACAACTATTTTCATGGAACCCCCATTAGAGCAAATGAGGCTACTGACATTGCCAATTCGATGAATGACAGCGAACTAAGCTATGAAATGGCTAACTTGTTTCTAGGAATTCCTAAGCTGTTTAGCGGTGACGGAATATACCACGATTTACGCGGGCTTTTATTCACCGATAAACGAGAAGAAGACGAGGAGAAAGCTTCTTTCATCAAGCACGACATTGAGGGCCTTGCTAATGACCCCAACTTTACACGCGATGACGCTAAAAACTTGAAAGCATACGCATTCGAAAAAATGGATAGCACAGTCGCAGATCTAACCGAGCTGAATGCCATTTGTGAAATGCTAGGCATCTCAATTATGGATCTTTTCAGCGAAAGGCTCCCACATTATCAGAAACTTCATTATATGAGGAAGGAAGAGCAGGCATGGAACAAGGATTCACACTGATCGATCCCACTAAGCCGCAAAGGACACGTAAGCCCTTTAAGCCCAAAGTTTATTGGACGCCAAAAGATGTCATGGCACACTATCAGGTTTCTGCCGCGACAGTGAGCCGTTGGAAGAAGCGTGGTGCTCCATTCGTTGGGCCAGGTAAAACACAGCGAGTTGAGCCTGAGAAGATGGAGCGTTGGTTTGCACGACAATAGGAGGACTAACAAATGTTAGAAGCGATCATGTCAGTGCTGTTCGACCCAACATCAGCCTTTTGGAAGTATCTTCTTGTAGCTATGGCTGGCATCATGATCGGTGCCACAGCAGTAGGAGGTTGGAAACAATGGACACGATAAAAAGAGCACAAAAAAATCCCGTAGCGCCAACTACGGGAAGTCAACAATATTGCAGATATTATTATATCTCAAGTTTATCACGGAAGGCGGTTGATGACCATGCTTGATTACAACACAGCGGTTCTGAATGAATATCAACGGCGAGAACGACTTGAAGATAAAGCCATTGCCGATTGGGAGTCCTATCACGGTACCGTCTTGCCCAAAGATATGGATATCGAACAAGCGGAGGAGTTCTTGGCCACCGCCGATGAATATGAAGTTGATACAAAGAAACCTTGGCTCTATCAAAGCTGTGCTGCATCGCGTTATGAGGGCGCCTTTAACAAAGACAAAGCGAAGGAATACTTGAAAGATTGGATCAACATTCACGGCCCTGAGCGATTCTTAAAAGACGCTGCTAGTTCTACGTATCCGAAAACAGAACTGGTTGAGATTTTCTTCGGCGGTGACAGCTTAGACGTTATTGATTTCATGAAGAATCAAGGATTTCAGGAATGGAAATAGGAGGAGTAGCATATGACGACACAATATGACCTAAAAAAAATGCCAGTTAAGAAACTGATTGAGACGCAGACGATTAAGAATAAGTTTGCAGCGCTTCTGGACAAACGGGCACCACAGTTTCTTTCATCAATTGCCAGCGCGGTAAGCCTTAATCCAAGCTTAGCCAGAGTTGATCAGTTAAGTGTTATCAACTCGGCCCTGGTAGCAGCAACGCTCGATCTTCCGGTTAACCCGAGCTTGGGTTTTGTCTACATCGTTCCATACAAGAACCAGGCGCAGCCACAGATTGGTTATAAAGGCTATATCCAATTAGCTCAACGATCAGGACGGTATCAGCGCCTGACTGCTTTACCAATTTATGAAGATGAGTTCAAGAGCTGGAACCCACTAACGGAGGAACTTGAGTACACGCCGAACTTCCACGATCGCAAAGCAAGCGAAAAACCGGTTGGCTATGCCGCATCGTTCAAACTGACTAACGGTTTTGAAAAGATGGTCTATTGGACTTATCAGCAAGTCGATGATCATCGCAAGCGTTTCAGCAAATCTGGTGGTAGCGCGGAGCCCAAGGGCGTTTGGAAAGACAACTACGAGGCTATGGCCCTGAAGACGGTAATCAAATCGCTGCTGACTAAGTGGGGTCCAATGACAACCGACATGCAAAGTGCGGTCAGTGCCGATGAAAAACCAGTCGAAGCTGATCCAGAACTGAAGGATGTTACCCCCGAAGATCCTAACTCGATCGAGGATGCACTTAACGCTCCCGCTGAACCCGTCACAAAATCGGAGGTGAAGCCAGATGCTCTTAAGCCAGACATTACCCACGACCCAAATGCAGGAAAACAACCAGAAATCTTTGACGGTCAACAAGGATAATTATTACTCGCTGGATACCAGTTTCAAATATCAGTCTGCTACCTGGTTTAAGAAGTTTCTGACATGCGAAGCGGAAGCGATGGCCGAGTTGCAAGGTAAATGGATACCAAGAGGTGATCCGACTGCCTTGCTGGTTGGAAACTATCTACACAGCTATTTTGAATCCAAGCAAGCTCATGAGTCTTTTATCAAAGGACACCCAGAGATGTTCTCAACTCGTGGATCATCAAAAGGACAACTGAAAGCCACGTATAAACAAGCTGATGCGATGATTGCCACGCTTGAAGCTGATGAGAATGTTCAACGACTTTATCAGGGCGAAAAAGAAGAGATCCTGACCGGTGATCTGTTTGGGGTCGAGTGGATGGGCAAGCTGGACTGCTTCGACTCCACAAAGTCATTCTTTTTGGATCTAAAGACCACACAGTCGCTTCACAAGAAGTATTGGAAACCAGGAGAACGTCAACCAACCAGTTTCGTTGATGCCTATAACTATCAGCTTCAGATGGCGGTTTATCAGGAGCTGGTTTACCAAAATTACGGAACGCGACCACGAGCCTTCATCATTGCCGTGACTAAGGAAGACGTGCCCGACCATGCCGTCATCGAAGTACCACAGTACCGTATGGACGAGGCACTGGAAGAGATCCATGACAGCACCGAACACGTTGAGGCGGTTAAATCCGGTCAGGTGCGTCCTCATCGCTGTGAGGCCTGTGATTACTGCAAGGCAACTAAACGAGTCGCCACAATTATCAGCATGGATGAGCTAGTCGAGTAGGAGGTGACTCACCGCATGGATTTATTCAAGCTAATTCGAGAGTTCTACATTCAGCAAAGCGTTAATCCGCTAAGCACAGGACAGATAGCATTATGGCATGGGCTGGTTTACCAATGTAACCAGCTAGGCTGGCCAAGCGAATTCAATATGCCGAATCGAACACTCGAAACGTTGACTGGTTTAAGCCGTCAGGGCATCGTCAAAGCCCGCAACGCGCTAAAGCAGTCAGGGCTGATAGATTTTCAAACTAACGGTGTTAAGGCAACGACCTACTCAGTCATCGATATTTCACGAAAACTTAGTACGTCAGATAGTAGGCAACCTAGTAGTCAAGCTGATGGCAGTGTGTCAAATAGTAGGCAACACAGTAGGCAACCTAGTAGGCAACACAGTTTACAAGGTAGTTTACAACCTAGTAGGCAACACAGTAGCACATACACTAAACAAGACGAGACTAAACTAGACAAAACTAAACGACAACAGACTACTGCTCCAGTAAAGGCAGCGGAGAGGCCTGCTGAAGAACCGTCATCGTCGTCATCATCAATTCTTGATATTTGCAATTTCTGGGAAGGAAACGGGTTTGGACAACTGTCACCGTTCACCAGAGAAAGCCTTGTTGATTGGGTTGATGACATGCGAAAAGCAGGATCACCTGAACCTGAGAAGCTAGTCCTAAATGCGCTACGGACTGCAGTTGAAAGCAATGTCAGAAACTACAAGTACGTCAATGGCATCTTGAAAAACTGGGAGAGCAAGCGTCTTCTCACGGTTGCTGCTGTCGATGCAAACGATAGTGAACGCAAAACGAATCAGCCTCAGCGCCGTTACGGCAAGCCAGTTCGGACTGAGGAACTACCAGTCTGGGCGCAGGACGGTTACAAGCCCAAGCATAAAAAAGTATCTGAGGAAGACAGAGCTAAACTAGCCGAGCAGATGGAGCAGTTAAAGGCACTTGGAAAGAAAGAGGACTCGAAATGAATAGCCTACGAATTCAAAACGGCAAAGTTTTTGTGAATGGCATTGAGGTTGGACAGGTTGAAAAGATCCACTTCAAAGCTGAGGCGAATGACCCTGTAGAGGTTGAAATGAAGTGGTTAGTTCCTGTCAGAGGCCTAGATGTTTCTGTATATCAGCCTGAACCACGCCAGCAGCAGCCTGAGTAATCGCAGAAATTGAAAACGAACCAACTTTTTTCAAAACAGACTTCACTTTATTCCAGTTGGTGTCTTCACGAATGTCCGCCAAGAACTGGTGCCCACTAGGCGTCAAGTCTTTGATTAGAAACCCTGCGCCCATAAACCACTTAACTTCAGCTAAAAGTCCTGCCCAATTTGCTTGGCGTACATGGTAAGCGATCTCGTCGTAAGAATAAGAGCTCATTCTAGGATCAGCTAAAAGTGTTTTTGCTTCTACCCATTGGCTGGTAGAGGCATTGGTTTCCACAACTAAAAGCACATCACGTAAACAGTCTGGATTGAGTTTCATGATTTTCAATTTCCTTTCGTTGTTAGTAAATAAAATCTCCCTCAGGGAAACCTTAGACCCTAAAGGAGTAATTAAAGCATGACTGTGTGACTACTTTTTCTTGGAACGTTGAGCTAATGCGCTGGCAGCGGCCGTTTTAGAAGTCTTGCTAGTGCGACGATCACGCAAGACAGCGGAAGCTGCAGAAGCGGCTTTTCTCGAGGTTGTTTTATTAGCCATATTATTTGCCTCCTAACATGATAGTTACGGGTGTACTAGCACTCGTACATGTTAAGCATACGATAGTGCACTGATAAAAACAACATATCGTACATTAGCCCGAAGGAGAATCAATATGTGGTACATCATCGAAAAAATTATGAACAAAAAAGGCTACAGTATCAGGAAACTTTCCAGAGTTGCTGGGTATAAAAATCCAACAACTATTTATTCAATCAAAACCGGTCAAAGCAAAGATCCGTCATTTTCAACGATGATCCGAATTGCGGATGCTCTAGGCGTTAGCCTTGACGAACTGAGGCCTGATAAGCAAGGAGAGAAGAAATGACACAAGTAACGGTACGGTTTTACAAACAAGGAGACAAAGTATGGCGCGACTTCAAAGCTGAATTGCAAAAGCGATACAAAAACGCAGTTAAGCTAGATATTTCTGAAAGCGAAGCATTCTCAAAAATCGAAAAGCAAGCGTTCAATAACCTGATCGTTGTATCAAAGAAAGCGATTGTCGAGAAACGTGCGGTAGCCGGTGTTGATAATCGAGATATGCCTTCAGTCGCACTGATCAGCAGCATCAAGGCTGTAAACAAACGCGGGGAAGCTAACCGTAAGAAGTATGCAGTACAAGTTTCTGAGGCGGCAAGCAAGAGCAAAACACTAACAGAGGTTGCAAAACGGATCGGGAAGTCAACAACGTTCGTTAAGCGAGTGGCAAGTGAGTTTGAGATCAAGTTACCGCGCCGCAACAACGGCCATGAAGAGATTGCGAGTCGTTAGCAATTTAGCGAGTGAGAATGCAAGAAACTACAGGAGGAATCTTCAAATGCAAGCAATTAAAACAAAAATGATGGTCGGTGATCTGGTTATGGTTCCTGATCGAGTATTCATGGGCGTGCGTGATCTTGGCGGTGTGGCACGAATCATCAGAATCGAGCGATACAACGCCAGAGGTGAACGTCAAGACATCAACAAGCCAGTTGCTTTTGATGGCAAGGCACCCAAAGAGCTAATCACAACGGTTGAGATGGTTGACGGCAAGCAACGTCAATACTATCTGAAGGACGTGAAGCCAGCATGAACAGGATCATTATTCCTTTGCCCCTCATGACTCTTAACCAGTACATCAAAATTGAACGAGGCAATATGTTCGGCGGAGCAAAAGTCAAGAAACAAGCAACGGAAACGGTAATGTTGGCTGTTAGAAAAGCGATGAATCAGGGCGTGAAATTTCAGTGGGGAAAACCCCTAAGTTTCGACTGGTACTGGTATGACAAGCGAACAGACCCGGACAACATCGCGTTTCAGCACAAGTTTATCTTTGACGGCATGCAAAAGGCTGAATTTTTAGAAAACGACAACTGGGATCACATTGTAGAACTGCGAGATCGGTTCTTTATTGACAAAGCTAATCCGAGAGTTGAAGTCGAAGAGATCGATTAAGGAGAAAAAATCATGAATAAAAAATTGACATTTACAGTAACTGTTTTAGCAGGACTTATGTTTGGGGCCGGTGCAACCACCATTGCCGACAATGTTTGGCAAGGTCACCAGAACATCGTGGAGACCAAAAACAATATCGACAAGCTGACGGCTAAGATCAACGCTTCAAAATCTAGCTTGTCCGATTTGCAACATCAGTTGTCCGATGTGCGGACGCAGGCTGGAAGCAAAGCAATGATTGCCGTCATGCTGCTAATCTCAGGTGCTTCAATATGGGTGTGGGCTAACTGGAGAAGAGGAAAATGAAATGAATGATCGGCATCGAGCAGTCATGCGAGCGCGCATTAGGTATGAACGCAGGAAACATGAGCGAACAATGGACGAATTCGCAAAATCACTTTATCCAGTCTTCAATGCGGCCGCTGCAACGATTGAACAATGGCTTGCTGCCTTCCAGTTCAGGTAAACAAAAAGCGCGTCTGATGAAGGACGCGCCGGAGGCAGATTAAGCTAAGAGATGTAAGTAATGAATTTCGCCACAATAGAGGCTGCCTCCTTAATCAGTATAGCAAACGCACATGTTGAAAGTACATTTAAAAGCATCAAAAAAAGCGCGCCGGGTGTTGACGCGCTCTGGAGGCCAGTGTGTAAATTGAACCTAGGATAATAATCATTTGGAGTGGGCCTCCGAAGACAGTATAACAAAAAACCGCCGGATTAGCGACGGGTGGAAGACAGGGACTTTTATGCAATACATGGCTTTTGAATAATGGAACTTAAGCCACCATCTTCACAAACAGTATAACAAAAGCGCACCATTACGGCACGCCGTTTCCCCAAACTCTTACAAATTCAATTATACCATAAGGAGTGTACGCAGTGGTGCGAGCAACGAGATATTTTAGCCCAATTGATCATGAAAAAA